GGTGAAATGCGTCCCGGCGTGAGTAACTCTCTCGCTCATTGGCATCTTGCCGACTATTATGCGACTGTTCCCACTTTGTCGGATGGTTGGATACGTGAGGACAAGGCAAATGTTGATCGTGTGCTCGCTGTGCAGTCTTCTGTTGCCGATCAGTTCTGGTGCGATCTTTGGATTTCGAACATGTGCACTAGGCCTATGCCTATGTACTCTATCCCCGGTTTGCTTGATCATTTCTAATCCCTCAGGGGCGCCCCGTTTGAGGGCGCCCCTGATCTTTTATGGAGGTTTTTTATGCATCCTTATTCCCGTTTTGCGCCCTCTGCTCCGTTGCATGGTGGAGCAGGTGGAAGTTTTGCTTCCACTCCTCGGCATCAGTCTTTAGCTGATTTTTTCTTTCCATCGCCTAAGGACGGTATTAAGCCATCTGCTAAGGATTGGCTTATGTCCGATTTTAAATCTGGTGCTGATGATTTGTTAAGTAGCGCTAAAGATATTTTTTCCGGCGATCCTCCGTCTGGTCCGACTTTCTCTGAATTGACGGCTGATAAGGTCGGCTCTCAGCCTCAGACCTTTGATTATCTCGATGCCCCTTGGTCGTCTGCCTATGGTATGTCGAAAGAGACAGCTTATGCTGAGGCCATGGAAAACACGGCTTATCGTCGTTCGGTCGCTGACATGCAGAAAGCCGGCCTTAACCCTGCCGTCATTTTCGGAGCTGGTAACGGCTATACTGCTGGTTCTCCTTCGTACATAAGTTCTGCCCGCTCCGGTGGTAGCGGTTCCGGTCGTCGCTCTGGTAGCTTTAGCTCTAAAAGCTATAAAAATGGCAAACTTTTTTCCGGCTCTGCCTATTCTATTATTTCTGCTCTTGGCGGTATTGTTGGTGCATCTGCTACGCATTCAGCTGGTGGTTATTGGATTGGTACATCTCTCGCTCAAGGTGCTATGTCTGCTTTGAACGCGTTTTCCGGTGGTAGACGTTGATATTATTTGCCCGGCTTGTAATATAGCCGGGCTTTTCCTATGCCCGCAGGCATGGCAGCAACGGCATGCAGAAATTGGGATGCTTATGTGTTCTCTTGCGGTACTTTCCGTACTTCTCAGCGTGTCGCACCCCGACTATCTTATGGCTTTTGCTTGCTTCCGGCGCGTGTTGCTGCGTTTGTTTTCCTGAGTGCTTCAATCGCGTCTTGATCACATTGTGCAGGCACTTTGTTTTTGTGCTATCTTATCTCGCGTCTAGCGACGGTATGCATTTCTGTCTTCTGAGTAAGCGGCCGCCCTGAAGGCGGCCGCAGCGACAGCCCCTTGATAGGGGCGCAGGCGCAAGGGGTAGACAAGTTTCAGTTATATATAATATTCTTTACTTATTTTCGTTTCATCTCATTGCGACGCCCCGGTATTTCCGGGTTCTCGGCGTCGTTTCGTCCATTTGGACTTATAGGCTTTTTAAGCCGTTAGCCGGTTCAACCGGTGGACACGTCTCTATACTTGATTTATAATGTGTCCACTGACACCACAGTTTACCCGGTGTCAGCTAAAAGAAATGCTTGACATTTCGATATATGCATGATACTATTCTTGTAGGTGATTTTTTGTGGCTTGTAGGTGATTTTTTGTGGCTTGTTTTCATCCTAATCATGTTGTCGTTCGTGATGGCCAGTTTCAGTTTCTCGGGAGTGCTGCTTATCTGAAATCTGGTGATTTGTTTTATGATAATCCCGTTTCTTTTCATACTCTTGTTCCTTGTGGCCACTGCATGGGTTGTCGTCTTGACCGTTCCCGTGTTTGGGCTGATAGAATGCTTCTTGAGCTGAAGGACAATGACTATAAAGCTCTCTTTGTCACTTTGACGTACAACGATGTTTCTTTGCCCCATGCTTGGCATGTTGGTTATAATTACTATGATCGTTTTTATGAGGATGTTGAACCTCTTATGCTCGATGATGATGAGGAATGGATTGCAGCAGCTGCTGGCGCTCCTGCCACTTTGTCTATCCGTGATACTCAACTCTTTATGAAGCGTCTCCGTAAAACATTTGCAAATCGTCGCCTTCGGTTCTTCCTTGCGGGCGAATATGGCCCGAAAACGCATAGGCCGCACTATCACGCTATTATATACGGTTTAACTCTTTCTGATTTTGAGGACTGCCGCATAAAGGATTTTAACAAGCTTGGCCAGCCTCGTTATATTTCCAAATCCTTTGAAAGGATTTGGGGAAATGGTTATTGTGTTCTTGCTCCTGTGAACTGGAACACATGCGCTTATGTTTCTAGGTATACCATGAAAAAGGTTTATAAAAGTGAAAACTCTCATGCGTATGCTTCTGACCAGCTCCCCCCGTTCTGCACTATGTCTCGTCGTCCTGGCATTGGTTTGCTTCATGCCGATGATCTTCTTAAAAAAGGCGATAAAGTTTTTGTTCGTGACGTTGACCTTAACGGCAAAGAATGTACTCGTGAAATTTACCTTGGTCGTGCTTTCATTCGTTCTGCTGCTCGTGAACACATGAAGCCTGTTTTCGATGCTGCTGATCTTGTTGACTCTGTTCAGACCTGTATTGACGAGCTTAAAGCTGAGCCTTGCACAAAAAATGCAGATGAACTTGATGCTATGTATCTTTGCCTCCGGGCTTTGCGCTCTCGTCTTGATGATGTTATTGAGCTTGAGACTCCCCCTACTGTTTGTTTATGTTTGCGTCAATCTGAACGCGCGTATAATAGCATCCAGCGTAGCATTTCAAATTTGGCAGTGTTTGGAGGTTATTTGTTGGAATATTATCAAGGAAAGGAGCTTCATTTCTTACAACGCATTAAATTACTGCCTGAAAGAGGTGATTTGTTTGAGCAAGAGGCGTCCCGTAAATCCGGCTAAAGATAAAAAAATTTTTACCCGGACGGCAGCTAAGGTGAAATCTATTAATCTTGGTGTAAAAAATTTTAGAGGAGGTATAAGACTTTGAAGGTTTTTTTTGCAATTATGGACGATGATGCCGCGGATAGGTTTGAACTTGCCGCTATTTTCGATGATTCTGTTGAGTATTTCGTGATTCTTGATGTACAAGATTTGGATGTATAAGATTTGGAGGAAAAGTAAATGCAAAATATGTATGTTATTCGCGATGAGGTTTCATATGAAACTGGTGATTTATTTTGTCTTGCAAACGACGCTGTTCTCTCTCGCAGCATGGCTTCTGTTGTTGCTTCCGTTGAAGATGCAGATGTTCTTTCTCGTATGCGTGATTCCGTTGTTTATCAGGTTGCGGTCGTTTCTTCTGACGTTGACGGATTCCCTATTGTCGAACCTTTGCCTCGCCCTCGCCTCGCTCTTCGTGTGAGTGCTGTTATGAACGTAGGTGATTCTTATGAGGAATAAAGAAGCGCGCATTCCTAATATTTTTTCTATTCATACTTCATCTGGCTCTCCGATTCATAAAATCCTCGAACCCCGGTTTGACGGTGTTAATACGTGTCTTGTTGTTATCGGTGAGGAAAACATTCAAGACCGTATGGAAGCAGAGGCTCCTTCCACCGACATTAATTATATGCTTCACAGGCTGTCTCTTGGCGATACGTCGGTTCTTTCTTCGAAGCGTCCTATGTATGGCGATTTTACCGGCTTGCCTTCTGACCCTATTGAAGCGTTGAACCTTGTTCACCAGAGCGAATATGCTTTCGCTCAGCTGCCCGCTGATGATAAAGCGAAATACAACAACGACTGGCGTCGTTGGTTCGCTGATCTGCTGTCTGGCCGTGATGTTTCACGTGAAACGTTACCTCCTGTTGAACCGAAACCCGAAGCTGAAAGGGAAGGAGCTGTTTCTGTTGCTGAAGAAGGCGCTGGAGACGTTGGTTAATTTGGTTTCTATCAATATTCTTTTGGAGGTGTTATTTTGAATCGTAACGTTGAATCGCATTTTGCACAGCTTCCAGCTGCTGAAATTCAGCGGTCTACGTTTGACCGCTCTCATGGTTATAAAACTTCCTTCTCCGCCGGTGACATCATTCCTTTCATGGTTGACGAGGTGCTTCCCGGCGACAGTTTCAACATTTCCACTTCGAAAGTGGTTCGTTCTCAAACTATGCTTACTCCTATTATGGATAACATATTCTTAGACACTTACTATTTTTTCGTTCCAAATCGTTTGGTATGGAAACATTGGCGTGAATTTTGCGGTGAAAACAGAGAGGGCGCCTGGGCGCCTACTGTGGAATACACTATTCCTTCCATTGCGCCGCCTACTGGCGGTTTTGCAAAAGGTACCATCGCCGACTATATGGGTCTTCCTACTGGTGTTGAATGGAAAGCCACAGACCCGCTTGCTCCGTCCGCTCTGCCCTTCCGTGGATATGCGTTAATTTGCAATGAATTTTTCCGTGATGAGAACCTGACAGACCCGTTGTTGATTTCCCTTGATGATGCTAACCAGCAAGGCAGTAACGGTGACGATTACGCAAACGATGTTGCAAACGGTGGCAAACCTTTCAAAGCTGCCCGCATGCACGACTACTTCTCAAGCTGTCTTCCTTCCAGTCAGAAAGGCAGCTCCGTTGGTATTCCGATTCATGTACCCAGTTTTCCTGGTGGTACGTTCCCTGTAACTACTTCTGCCGACTGGACTGTTCCAGCTTCTGCTGTTCCGGCTGTGTATGGTCTTTTTACTTCTCCTACTTCTGGTACTTTTGATGGCAAAACTTCTTATCCCGTTTCGACTGGTTCTTCTAGTATGCAGAAAGGTGAAAAAATTATTGTTTCTGACGGCTCCTCTGCCCCCGGGCCTATGTCTTTGATGGTTGGTTCTTCTATTCCGTTTGTTCGCAATACTTGGGCTCCTATTAACTTATCTACCACTATTCCTTCCGTTGGTTCTGGTGATGATGTTGATGCTTCTTTCACCGTGAACGAACTTCGTTTGGCGTTCGCGTATCAGCGTTTCCTCGAGTCTCTGGCGCGTAATGGTTCCCGCTATACTGAACTGCTGCTTGGTTTGTTTGGTGTTCGTAGCCCCGATGCTCGGCTGCAGCGCCCTGAATATCTCGGTGGAAATAGAATTCCTATTTCTGTTTCCGAAGTTACCAACAACGCACAGACTCCTGAAGACTACCTCGGCGACCTTGGCGCAAAGTCCAACACCGGCGACGTCAACCATGATTTTATCAAATCGTTCACTGAACATGGCTATCTCTTTGGCTTGCTTGTTGTTCGGTATGATCACAGCTATTCTCAAGGCATTGAGCGTTTCTGGACTCGTA